CGACGAGGGCGATGAGTCCGAGGAAGAACTCTCCGAGGACGATGACTCCGACGAGGACGAAGACTACATCGACGAGGACGAGGATGACTCGGACCTCGAGGACGATGTCAGCGAGGAGTACGAGGTCGTTTCCACCAGCGACACCGACACCGACTTCGGTGGCGGCAAGATCAAGAAGTGGCAGACCACGGACGGACTCGACGGCAAGAACCGCTCGACCATCGTTCCGAAACTCCCCTTCAAGGGCAAGGCTAAGATCCCCGACAAGTCGGACTTCACCATGAGCGAGCATGTCTCTGCCATGTTCGAGGGAGCCGACCTCACCGACGAATTCAAGACCAAGGCTACGGCAGTCTTCGAGGCTGCTGTCAACGAGCGTTATGATTCGATGGTAGCCCGTCTTGAGGAAGCATACGAGACGGCAGTCGAGGAGAACACAGCCAAGATCCTGGACGAACTCTCCTCGCGTGTCAACGACTACATCTCGTACATCGCGGAAGAGTGGCTCAAGGAGAACCGACTTGTGGCTGAGGCTGGCATCAAGACGGAGATCGCGGAGAACTTCCTCCGTGGCATCCGCGATGTCTTCGCTGAGAACTATGTCCAGGTTCCAGAGGAGAAGATCGACCTCGTCTCCGAGATGTCCGAGGAGAACGAAGTCCTCCGCAACGAGATCAACGAGAGGGCAGCGGAGGCAATCGAACTCCGCAAGGAGATCCTTGCTCTCCGTTGCAACGACATCTTTGAGTCGCACTGCGAAGGTCTAGCCTCCACTCAGGTCGAGAGGCTCCGCACCCTCGCTGAGGGAATCGAGTTCGACAGCGAAGAGTTGTTCGAGCAGAAACTCACGGCACTCAAGGAATCATACTTCGGTGGTTCGCGTCGAGTCAGGAAGCCTGTCTCGGCAAGCACCGACCTGGTCGAGGAGATCGTCCTAGACACGGGTGACGAAGAAGAGAACCTTCAGGAACAAGAAACCACACAGACAAATCCCATCATGGAGAAGTACGCAAGCGTCCTCTCCAAGAAGGGTTTCAAGAACCGCTAACCAACACGGGACATAGATCCCGAACAAAAAGGAGACAGAAATGGGTACATTTTCACTAGTAGAGGAACTGGAGCAGAAGTGGCAGCCCGTGCTCGAGCACGACAGCCTTTCTCCCATCAAGGACAACTACCGCAGGGCAGTCACATCGATCCTGCTTGAAAACGAGGAACAGGCACTCCGCGAGGATGCCGTCAACAATGCAGGTGGTGCAGGTGGTCTTGGATTCGCTAACAGCGGACCAATGGCTGGCTACGACCCCATCCTCATCTCGCTCGTTCGCCGTGCCATGCCTAACCTCATGGCATACGATGTCGCATCGGTTCAGCCGATGACCGCGCCAAACGGACTCATCTTCGCGATGAAGTCCACCTACAACGACCGCACCCTCTCTCAGGGAGCCAATGCGCCTCAAGAAGCGTTCTACCGCGAGGCATACACCCGCTTCTCGGGTTCGACTGCCGTCGCTGACAAGGGTCCGACCGCCGAATTCACGTTCGTCGGTGATCCTCTCTACGGCATCGTCGGTGTCACGGGCAGCGGCGTGTCGGGCATCAGCGGTTGGGAAGCCTACAGCGGAATGTCACGCGAAATCGGTGAAAGACTCGGTGAAGTAGCCAACGGCGACTTCAACACGATGGCATTCACCATCGACCGCTCGACCGTCACGGCTAACACCCGTGCGCTCAAGGCAGAGTACACAATCGAACTCGCTCAGGATCTCAAGGCTATCCACGGTCTTGACGCTGAGACGGAACTCGCGAACATCCTCAGCACGGAAATCCTCGCTGAGATCAACCGCGAAGTCGTGCGTTCGATCTACTCGACAGCCAGACTCGGTGCGCAGCATTCGGATCTCTTCTACCGCGCCGCTGGCGTGACCTACAACTTCGTCACTGGTCTCGGTGGCGCAGGTGTCACCATCGGCGTTGCATCGCCTGGCGGTGTCTACGACCTCATCCGCGACTCGGACGGTCGTTGGTCGGCTGAGAAGTTCCGTGGTCTCATGTTCCAGATTGAGCGCGAGGCAAACACCATCGCGAAGCAGACTCGCCGTGGCAAGGGCAACTTCATCATCTGCTCTGCGGATGTTGCATCGGCTCTCGCAATGGGTGGATTCCTCAACATCAGCCCCGCGCTGAATGTCAACCTCGATGTTGACGACACAGGCAACACCTTCGTCGGAGTCCTCAACGGCAAGATCAAGGTCTATGTCGATCCCTACTCCAGCGTTGGCGATGTCCGCGACACTGGTCAGGCTCGTGACTTCGTCTGCGTCGGATACAAGGGCGGAAGCCCCTACGATGCGGGTCTGTTCTACTGCCCGTACATCCCGCTCCAGATGGTTCGCGCAATCGATCCAAGCACCTTCCAGCCCAAGATCGGGTTCAAGACCCGCTACGGCATGGCAGTCAATCCCTTCAACAACACGCAGAATGTGACCGTTTCGGCTAACTACCGCAACAACATCTACTACCGCGTGTTCCGCGTGGACAACCTCCACGGCGTTCAGGGTGTGACTGGTCAGTAATCTGACCTGAAGGTCTGAGAAACAAGGGTCGGGGGGAGAAATCCCCCCGACTTTCTTTTTACCCATACATAACTGCATGAGCCAATACTCCTTTGAACCAGATCTAGCGAATGCCATCGGTGGAAGCATCAACCCTCTTGGAAGGATGCCGAACACAGAGAATGCGATGCTGGACACGCACTTCAAGTTGACATTCGCAAGGATTCCCAATACGACATTCTGGTGCACCTCCACGAACATACCATCCCTGAGCATCGGAGAGGTGGAGGTCAGGAACAAGTTCCTCTCACTGCATGTTCCTGGATCATCCATCCGAGCGGACAGGCTGAATGTGCGGTTTCAATTGGACGAGAACTTCGCGAACTGGAACGAGATCTACACATGGATGCGTCAGGTGGTTCCCTTCGAGGACTTCTATGAAGTCCTGCGAAACGATGCAAACTACTACTCGGATGCCACCATCCATTGCCTGAACTCAGCAAAGCAGCCGAACATAAGATTCGTGTTCCATAAGTTGTTCCCCGTCTCATTGGAAGGTTTCGACCTGAACACGATGCTGGTGGACACGAACCCCGTGACGATTTCCGCTTCCTTCGCGTATGAATCGTTTTCCCTTGAGGGAATCTCTTGATTCCGTCTGGTTCCGTGATATACTCCCGACATGGACATCGAAACAATCAAGAAGATGGTCGAGAAGGACATGCAGATCGACGATGTCAATCTCGACCTTGAGTCGCTCAAGACTCCCCAACTCCACGGCAAGTACCTGAACATCCTCCACGAGGAGTCCCTGTCCCTCCACAAGAGCATGATGGAGATAAAGGAACTGAGGAGGCTCAAGTGGGAATACTACCTGGGCAAACTGGATCAGGAGACCCTGGACGAGAAGGGATGGCAACCCTTCGGTCTGAAGATCCTGCGCAACGACATAGACATCTACCTTGATTCCGACAAGGATCTCCTCCGCATGGAGGCTAGGATCCACTACCAGAAGGAGAAGGTCAAGTACCTGGAGTCGGTGCTACAGGGGCTTGGACGGCGCGGATGGGACATCAAGTCAGCCATAGAGTGGAAGAAGTTCATGAGCGGAGCATGACCATGAAGACAACGACTGACGGAATACACAGGGTCTACCTGAGGCAAGCCTACATCCATGCACAGGCAAGGAGTCAGGACAGCAGGACTCAGAACGCAGCCCTGATAGTATTCCCCTCCTCAGGCATCATTGCCGCAGAGGCTAACCGCTACCCGTCGATGCGTGAGCCTGAGGGAAAGACCAAGTACGACTACATCGAACACGCTGAGAGGGCAGTCATATACCGATGCGCGTTCAAGGGTCTGACCACCCTCAACACGACGATGTATTGCCCCTTCATAGCCTGTCCCGACTGCGCCAGAGCCATCGTCATGGCTGGCATAAAGTCGGTCGTTGGTCACAAGACCATATGGGATATGGTTCCCGAAAGATGGCAGGAGAAGTGCCGACTTGGCATCGACATCCTTGAGGTGTCTGGAGTCGAAGTCCTGATGTTCGAGGGGAAGGTTCTGAACGAGGGTGAGTTTACCATATCATTCAACGGAGTAAAGATCGATCCATAGTCATACATACTGGCATGGATACATTGGTTCTTGAAGATGTAAACTCGGTGTTCATTCGCGTCCGTTGCGAACGAGGCATCGCCAAGGAACTGAGCGACTGCTTCTCCTTCAAGGTTCCCAACCACAAGTTCATCAATAGATTCCGCAAGTCGCGTTGGAACGGCGACATCCATCTATACAACATCGGCAAGGCTACGATCTACAGGGGTCTGAAAAACTATGTGACCAAGTTCGCAGCAGATCGCGGCTACCGCATAGAGAGCAGCCTGACCCCCGAGACAAAGTTCCCCTTGGCTCCGGAAGAGGTGGATGCCCTGTTCGACCGATGCGTGGGCAAGGCTTCAGGTATCCCCTCCCTGCACGACCATCAGAGGGATGCCGTGGTCAAGGCAACCAATGCGGGAAGAGTCCTTCTCGTATCCCCAACGGGAAGCGGAAAGTCCCTCATCATCTACCTGTTGCTGCGCCATCTCCTCGAGCATGTCGAGGGGAAGGCACTCATCGTGGTTCCCACCATAGGTCTGGTGACGCAGATGGCATCGGACTTCGAGAAGTATGCGGAGGGAACGGGATGGAAGGTGGGAAAGAACTGCCATTCCATCTATGCAGGGCAGGAGAAGGAGACGAACAAGAGGGTGGTCATCACGACATGGCAGTCCATCTTCAAGGAGCCTAGGTCGTACTTCGAGCAGTTCGACATCGTGTTTGGCGACGAATGCCACATGTTCAAGGCAAAGTCCCTGTCAGGCATCATGGAGAAGATGGTCGAGTGCCAGCACAGGATAGGAACCACGGGAACGCTTGACGGCATGCAATGCCACAAGTTGATCATCGAAGGTCTGTTCGGACCATCCTATCATGTGACATCGACCAAGAAACTCATAGACGAGAGCATCCTGTCCCGTCTCAGGATCGACACCATATTGCTTCAGTATCCCGACGAGGAACGACGGTTGATGTCGAAGCATACCTATAGTGACGAGATGCTGTGGCTGATCGCCAATCCAAAGAGGAACAGGTTCATAGTCGATCTGTCGAACAGGCTGAAGGGAAACACGCTGGTGCTCTTTCAGTATGTGGAGAAGCATGGAAAGGTTCTCTTCGACATGCTCTCCAAGGACGGTGACCGAAAGGTGTTCTTCGTCCATGGAGGAACGGAGGCAGAGGATCGCGAGAATGTCAGGACGATACTGGAGAAGAACGATTCGTGCATCGTGGTCGCGTCATACGGGACTTTCAGCACAGGAATCTCAATAAAGAGGCTGCACAACATCGTCTTTGCCTCTCCGACCAAGTCCCGCATCAGGGTGCTTCAGTCGATTGGAAGGCAACTCAGGGTGTCGGAACACAAGGAACTAGCCAGGCTATACGATATTGGAGATGATCTGTCATGGAAATCGAGAAAGAACCACACGCTTCGGCACTTCGCGGAACGAATGAAGATATACAGGTCGGAGAAGTTCGACTTCAGACCCGTGCTAATAAGAACGGAGAATCTCCCATGAAGGAATACATACTGCTCAAGTTGCGGTCTGGCGAGGAGATAGTCGCCAGCATTATGTCCAGGAACCGCAACGGCATGAAGGTCTTCAGACCGATGCAGATACGGCAGATCCCCTTCGTGGATCCCTTCACTGGATCTCTCAAGGCAGCGACTGTCATGGAGAACTGGATCGGAAGGACGGACACCAACGAAGTGACCATCCCCAACAACTGGGTCGGTCTCAAGATGTCTCCTTCGCAGGATGTCATCGATGTCTACGAGAAGCAGATGGTGAAGGAGGACATCCCGTCCACGCAACCAAAGCCACAAGCAGAAGCACCCCCACCCGTCGAACACGCCGAGGACAGCCGACCGTCCAATCCCCTCAAGGAGATAGAGGACGAGATGAGCAGGCTTCTTCTTGAGATGGCAGGAACGACTGGCTCCATGCCTGGATTCTTTCCTCCCATGGTCGAGCCTATGGAGAACTTCCAGGCGGGCAAGGGAGACAAGGAGATGGTCATCGTCAACTTCATGTTCCCTCCCAAGTTGTTCAAGCAGATGATGGAGGAAGGTCTGATCGAGGACTTCCTCATGGCTGGTTCGTTCATGAACGAGAACGGAGACGATTCCAAGGAAGACGACTTCGACGACGACGAAGGCGAATCAAGGAAGGCTTCAAGTCAAATCCGAGAGAACGATGTAGACATCAGGGAGAAGGGCGACGAACCCTATGGAAACAGTTACCGTGACTGGAGTTCCAATCCAAGTGACTATCTCTAAGACACTATAGGAACACTTCTTGATGAAACATGACACACTCAAGTTACCATCCTCGTTTCCGGCTGTCAAGGGCATTGACATCAGAATCAAACACCGGCATGAAGAATGTAAAGTTACCTCTTGCTTTCAGCCGATCATGGTGTAAGATCATCGCGAAAGCAAGGAGACGATGCGAATGGAAGAAACCGACAAGAGCGGACATTACATAGACAACAAGGTCTTCTACGACGAGATGGTGAAGTGGAAGAAGGACATCAGGAAGGCTAAGAAGGAAGGTCTTCCTCCTCCACCCGTGACCGAATACATCGGTCAATGCTTCATATCAATCGCGGAGAGGCTTTCCTACAGACCGAACTTCCTGTCCCATGCGCGGTACAGGGACGAGATGATAGGGGATGGGATAGAGAACTGCCTCATGTATGCCGCGAACTTCGACCCCAAGAAGTCCAAGAATCCCTTTGCCTACTTCACGCAGATCATCTACTATGCCTTCGTGCGCAGGATACAGAAGGAAAAGAAGCAGAACTACATCAAGTTCAAGAGCATAGAGATGGCTCATGTGCATGGGAAGATCCCCAAGTGGCTCAGTCAGGCATTCAACGACCACAACAAGGTGGACGAGTTCTTTCGCTCCCTCTCGCTTTCCGATACGGATCTGGACAACTTCGAGGGGAGAAGGAAGAAGGCTTCCACCAACCCGTCCACGATGAAGCCGATCAAGAGCAGGAAGCCAAAGGGCGAGAAATGAAGATTGCCATCATCACAGACCTTCACCTTGGCAACAAGAACGACAATCCTGTCTTTCTTGATGCCTATCTGTCCTTCTTCGAGACCGTGTTCTTCCCATACCTGAAGCAGCACGGGATCGACACGGTCATCAACATGGGCGACCTGCTCGACCGCAGGAAGTATGTCAACATCAACACCATGTCGAAGGTGAGGACGAGGTTCACCAAGTGGTTCTCCGACAACGGAGTGACCATGCACTGCGTCATCGGCAACCACGACTGCTACTGGAAGAACACCAACTCAGTCAACTCGCTCGTAGAGGTGTTCGGGGAGGACTTCATCATCCATGAGCATCCCAAGGATGTGGTCATCGGCGGAATGGTCTGCGGGTTCGTCCCGTGGATCACGAAGGAGAATGCGGAGGAGGTGGGTCAGTACCTACAGAGCAGCAATGCCGATGTCCTCTTCGGACACTTTGAACTGAACGGATACGAGGTCATCCGTGGCATCAGGCACGAAGGGGGGATGGATGCCTCCGACCTCCACAGGTTCAAGAAGGTCTATTCGGGTCACTTCCACTGCAAGCAGAAGAGCGGCAATGTCGAATACCTAGGCACTCCGTATCAGATGATGTTCTCCGAGGTGGACGAGGTCAAGGGATTCCATGTGCTGGACACGGAGACGGGTTCCCTTGAGTTCGTCGAGAATCCCGTCAGGCTCTACCGCAGGGTCTCATACGACACATCCATGGACACCTTGGGACACGGGAACTTCAACTTCTCAAAATACAGAAACTGCTATGTCCGTCTTGTGGTGACATCCAAGAAGAACCAGGGCAAGTTCGACATGTTCTGCGACAAGTTGTTCGAGGCTGGCATCCATGACCTACAGATCGTGGAGAACTCCTCAGACGATGATACCGATCAGGATGTCGCGATCACCGAGAAAGACCTGTCCAGAAGCACGATGGAACTCATAGACGGGTACATAGACGAACTCAAGATGGATGATGCTGCCGACCTGAAAAGCCTTCTCCGCGAGGTTTATGTCGAGTCCATCTCTTCATAGCCCCTTTCCGCGTTCTGATACATATTGGAACAGAGGGTGCGGAGCATGAAGACACTACAGGAAGACCTACGGGACTGGTTTAGCCCCACCCACCCCAAGGGTGGTTGGAAACGCATAAACTCAAAGGGCGAGGCAATAGGTCCATGCGCAAGGGAGCCTGGAGAGCCAAAGCCAAAGTGCATGTCGAATGCCAAGAGGGCTAGCCTGACCAAGAATCAGAGGGCTTCTGCCGTCCGCACCAAGAGGAAGCACGATCCGAATCCAGAGAGGAAAGGACAGCCCATCATGGTCTCAAATTACGGCAAGGGAAAGATCAGCGAGGAGTATGAGATCGATGCAGCCAACGGACTGATTGAGTCCATGGATCTCCTCCTAGAGAAGAACAAGCCGACAAGCCCCGACCTTTGGGCAGACTGCATCAGACAGGCTAAGGCAAAGTTCGATGTGTATCCATGTGTTCCTTTGGATTCCATGGCTGTGACTCGATTTGGTCCTGCCTATAGAGATGAACTCAAGGTTGGTGATGAGATTCTCACATACAACATCGAAAAGGATAGGTTGGAATGGAAGCCTATCCTCAATCTTCACGATTTTGAAGATGCACCATTGGTTGAGATGAAGAAGCCTACTGGTTTCAAGATTCGTTGCACCCCAAACCACAAGTGGGTTGTACAATATGGCATAGATCGCGGTGAAAAGTTTGTGAAAACGGAACTTTTGGAAACACAAGAGATACTGGCTAGGAAGAACCACAAGAGAATAGTAACTTGTGCTGTCCTAGAAGATACTACTTCGTCGCAGCAACTATCCGAATGGTCTAAGAGAGATCTGTGGACGGAAAGGGTTTTGGGAATGAGCAAGGATCAGCGTGAGGTGTTCCTTGCAAGCGCGATAGTCTATGATGGTCATGATCAGGGTGTCAGCACCAAGATCACAGGAAGACACACTCTAGGGTTTTCACAGAAGAACGAAGATCACTTCTGGTCTGCCATTCTGGCGGCTTACCTCAATGGGTATCATGTCTCATATAGAGATAAGAAGGCTGGCGATTCTGTCGGAATGAGGGGAGCGACTATCATCAGAAACAAGAAGCACCATTCTCTTCAAAATGTCAAGTTCACGCAAGTGGACAACGAAGCAGTTTGGTGTCCAGAGACAGAAAACAATACATGGGTGATGATACAGAATGGGTTCATCACCATTACAGGAAACTCTGCCTATGCCAACGGATGGGCTGCCCAGTGCTACAAGCGCAAGGGCGGCAAGTGGAAGTCCGTCAACGAGGAGAAGAAGGTGTTCTCGGAGTTCCTGAACAAGGACTCCATCCTCCGTCAGATCAAGGAAGGCAAGACCAAGAAGGTCAACAAGCAGAAGTCCCGCGACTGGAAGGACGAGCAGTTCCTCAAGGGGCTTGAGTCAGGCAAGAAGATCTCCGAACTCCTTGGCGGCAGGAAGTTGACCACAGCCGATGGCAAGCCCGTCCGCATGGGCAGGAAGGTCACGGAAGCCGTTGACAAGGAAAGCATGCCCTGCAACAAGCCAAGGGCTTCCACCAGTCCAGGGAAGAAGAAGATGGTGAAGGCATGCGAGGGTGGTCAGGAGAAGATCATCCACTACGGGGCTAAGGGATACGGTCACAACTATTCTCCTGCCGCAAGGAAGTCGTTCCGCGCCCGCCACTCCTGTGAAGAGAAGAAGACCAAGTTGGGTGCGCAGCATTGGGCTTGCAAAGACCTCTGGGCTGGCAAGGGTGGTTCCACGAAGTCCTGTCCTGAAGGCAGGAAGTGCAAGTATTGATCCCGAGGAAAACCGATGGCACTTGAGACCAGGGACTTCCGCATAGAGCAGGGGACGCATTTCATCCTTCAGTTCGACCTGACTGAAGACGGCGGCAACTCCCTTGGCACGGTGGTCAACGATGCCATAGGCTCGTATTCGTTCGCCATGAACTGCCGCAGGAGCAAGCACAGCGGCTCCACCTTGTCACTGGTGAACATCTCCGGCGTGACGATGCTGGGAACTGGCGCGGGTGCGGACGATGGAACCACAGCCGATGGCTTCTATGTCTTTCAGTCTCTTCCTGGGCGGGTCATGTTCGTCATGAGCGATGCCACCACATCCTTGCTCAAGCACGGGATGCTCCTTGACTACGAGATAGAGGTCAGGGACTACAAGGGATCGACCTACGAGGCTACCAAGATAATGGTCGGCAAGATAACCCCCATAGCGGATGGAGAGTGACCTGTGGCAAGCATGAACGCAGACTACCATCTCGACCAGGGTTCCACCTTCGTCCTTGAGTTCAAGGTCTATGATGACGACCTACAGCCGATCCCCCTTGCCAACCTGATCGGAGGCACGGGATCGACCTACGAGTTGGGCGACTACAGGTTCCGCATGAAGGCATGGAGGACGAAATACAGGTCTTCCCTCATCTACTCATGCGGTGTCACCCAGAACTTCGTCCTTCAGACAGGAACGACCCACGAAATGATTCGGGATGGATTCTTCGTCGTTGGCGGGAACACGGGATTCGTCCGCTTGGTCATTCCATGGGAATCATCCGCTTCCTTCAAGGCGGGGATAAACTTCTACAAGGTGGAGATGCTCAAGATGGTGGCTGGTGGAGAGATAGTCTCAAAGATACTGACGGGAAAACTAGACATAGATGCGGAGACGACCCGATGAAGGTGAAGAACATCAGGCTTCTGAACAACTACAAGGTGAAACTGGTCAACAGCAGACTTTCCGGAATCGACAAGCCGCGATCCACCATCAGGGAGCCTGGAACCAGGGAAGCAATCATTCCGACACCTCCCAAGCCGAATGTCGCTTGACATCGGTCGTTTTTGCTGTATCATCCTCCTATGAACATCTTCGTGGTCAACCGCCATCCAATCACTGCCGCCAGAGATCTGTGCGACAAGCACTGCGTCAAGATGATCCTTGAGACGGCTCAGTTGCTGTGCGCTGCCCATCCCAAGGGAACCGCTCCCTACAAGCAGACCCACATGAAGCATCCATGCACCATATGGACTTCGGCAAGCCTACAGAACTACATCTGGCTCTATAGGCATGGGATTGCCCTTGAGTACGAATACGAGAGACGCTACGGACGAACTCACAAGAGCATGGAAGTCCTTGTCTGGTGCGGCATCAACTTGCCTTCCTTGCCCGACATCGGTCTGACCCCGTTCGCACAGGCAATGCCCGAGCAGTACAAGGACGCAGATCCCGTGGTTGCGTACAGAAGGTACTACCTCGGTGACAAGAGCAGGATAGCCAAATGGAACCACTCCGATGTCCCCGAATGGTACGCTACCAAGAATCCAATGCTTGGTCTGGAAGTCATGGCATAGATAGGTCGGAGTGACGGATGCTGATATTCAAGACGATCCGATTCAAGAACTTCCTTTCATACGGAAACTACTTCACGCAGATCTCCCTAGACAGGACGGAGATGACCCTCATCTGCGGGGAGAACGGGGCAGGAAAGACCACTTTCCTTGATGCCTTGTGCTTTTGCCTCTTCGGCAAGCCGTACCGCAACATCAACATACCTCAGTTGCCCAACAGCATCAACGGCAAGGACTGCCTTGTCGAGTGCGAGTTCTCCATTGGCTCCAACGACTACCTGATACGCAGGGGACTCAATCCCAAGGTCTTTGAGATACACAAGAACGGGACTCTCATCGACCAGGATTCCACGACCAAGGACTATCAGAGGATGCTAGAGGAGCAGATCCTCAGGATGTCCTTCAAGACATTCTGTCAGGTGGTGATCCTTGGATCCACCAACTACATTCCATTCATGCGGCTACCTGCGGCAGACCGAAGGGCTATAGTCGAGTCCCTGCTGGACATCGGCGTGTTCTCTGCCATGAACCTCATCCTGAAGAACAGGGTCTCCGCGAACAGGGAGGACATCAGGAACTGCGAGACGACTATCTCCATCATCGGCAGCAAGATGGAGACACAGAGGAAATACATCGCCCTTCTGGAGGAGAAGAGCCGCTCCTCGCTGGACGAACTTCAGGTGGAAATCTCATCGACCGAGGAGAACAGGAAGTCCCTCGATGCTGCCGTCAGGAAGGGCGGCAACATCCTCCACAGGATAAACGAGAGACGGGACATCAAGCGAAAGAAAGACCAGTCGATCACGGACATGCGCAAACTGGAAGCGTCTCTCGTCAAGAAGAAGACTTCAGTCGAGAAGGAGATCTCGAACCTGTCTTCGGGTGGCAGCATGTGTCCTTCCTGCGGCAAGCCGTTGGACAAGGATCATCTGGACAAGGAGATTTCCCACAGAATCTCCAAGATAGAGCAGATAGACTCCGCTCTGTCCGACATCGGAACCAGGATATCAAGGGAAGAGGCATTCATCCAAGACAACAATCTTCTTGGCGTGGATGCGGAGTTTGCGAAGATGACCGATGTGATGAACGAGCACAGGAACAAACTCTCGGTGGCTGAGAAGATGCTCGACAGGCTGCGGGCGGATGCGGATAAGATACGCAAGTCGCGTGATTCCATGCAGCAGGAGCAGGATGCCTTGGATGCGCTTGAGGGTGAGATGCTTGCCATGGAAAACGAGTTGGCAGCGAAGCAGAAGGAGCAGGGCATCCTTTCCAATGCACAGGTGGTGCTGAAGGACACGGGCATCAAGACGAAGGTGATCCGCCACTACCTTCCCGTCATGAACAAAATGATAAACCACTACCTGTCCTCCATGGACTTCTTCGTGCAGTTCAACCTAGACGAGAACTTCGAGGAGACCATCAAGTCGAGGCACAGGGACGAGTTCACCTATTCCTCCTTCAGCGAGGGAGAGAAGATGCGCATCGACCTCTCCCTCCTTCTTGCATGGAGAGAGGTTGCACGATTGAAGAACAGCACGAACTGCAACCTTCTTGTCCTTGACGAGGTGTTCGACTCAAGTCTGGATGGAACGGGAATGGACGAGTTCATGAAGTTGCTGAAGGGACTTGGTTCCCGCTGCAACATCTTCGTGATATCGCACAAGAGCGATCAGTTGATAGACAAGTTCCAGGAAGTCCTCACCTTCAAGAAGAAGAACAACTTCTCCAGGATGATGTCGTGATGGACAGGAGCAGATACCTCAAGGGGATATTTCAGAAGGCATGGCAGGTGGCAGATGCCTATGCTTCCAGGGGGTTCCTTGGGACGAGGGTGGAGAAGGAGATCCGCGAGATACGGGACATATCGTGCCATGGATCGGAGGAACTCAGCATACCTCCATGCCCCGCAAGAAGGATCAGCGATAAGTTTCAGAAGTCATACATCTGCGACGACTGCAACTGCGGGGACTTCCGCGACACGCAACTGGTGAATCTGGATGAAAAGCACTACTCCAAACTAGACTACCCACGGGCATATTGTCCAAGGGAGATGCCTGGGTTCAGCAACTATGTTCCTCTAAAGATTTACGGAGAAGACATGAGAAAGCACTTGATCGAAGAGACATTCGGTGTAGACTACCTCTCTGACGCAGAGGAGGATGAGAAGTGAGCAGGGACTGGCACGACTCCGACTTCGACGGCTTCGACCGAAGGAAGATATCCCCCAACGGGAGGAAGCAGGAGAGGCAGAAGAGACGGCATGAGACCAAGCACCACCTGAGGGATCTCAAGGACATGCTGAATGGTGGAGAAGATATCTATGACGCGATTGACGATCTTGACGATGAGGAGAAAACGAAATGAAGATTAGCAAGAAGACATTCGACATCCTGAAGAACTTTTCGGGCATCCGCTCGTCCATCTATGTGGACGCGGGCAACACCATACGCACAATGTCCAATGCCAGGAACATCGTGGCAGAGGTCAAGGTGGACGAGGACTTCCCGAAGCCGTTTGCCATCTTCGATCTCGGCAAGTTCATTGCCACCACAAGCCTGTTCACGGATCCCGACTACTCCTTCGACGACAAGTTCGTCTCCTTGGACTCCAAGGGAAGCGCGGTCGAGTATTACTATGCGGAGGAGAAACTGGTCGAGAAGGCTAAGTCGATCAGCCGAATGCCAGACATCGTGGCTGAGTTCCCTCTCTCATCCACGGAGATATCGGAGATTCAGAAGGCAGCGTCAGTCCTCCAACTGGACGCGCTCTGCATCAGAAACAAGAAGTCGGGAATCGAAATCGTCGCGTTCGACCGAAAGGTCGGTCTCGATAGTTCCAGCAACCGCTACAGCAAGACCATTGATCCCAACACGGGAAACGAGAAGTTCTCCGCGTTCATCGACATCGATCTCCTGAAGATGATTCCCGACGACTATGTGGTGCAGATCGGGATCGGTCAGATATCCGTGGCAAAGTTCACGGGAACCAAGAACGGCGTTTCATACTGGATCGCATTGCGCCCCGAGACATCCAAGTCCTGAAAGGAACCATACGATGCTGCTCTCAGCAGACGAATACCTGTGGTGTGAGAAATACAGACCCCGCCGAATAGCGGACTGCGTCCTTCCTCAGTCCATTCAGGAGACATTCGATGCCATGATACGGGAGGGTCAGGTTCAGAACCTCCTTCTCTGCGGTGGTCCTGGCGTGGGAAAGACCACGGTTGCCAAGGCTCTGTGCGACGAGATGGGATGCGACTGGATCCTCATCAACTGCTCCGAGGACGGAAACATCGACACCTTGCGGACGAGGATCCGCGAGTTCGCGAGTTCCGTTTCGTTCAGCGGCGGGAACAAGGTGGTGATCCTTGACGAGTTCGACTACTCCAATCCGCAGTCCATGCAGCCAGCACTCCGTGGCTTCATGGAGGAGTTCTCCAAGAACTGCCGCTTCATCCTCACCTGCAACTACAAGAACCGCATCATCCAGCCTCTGCACTCCCGATGCACGGTGATCGACTTCCGCATTCCCGCTGCGGAGAAGCCGATCATGGCAAAGCGCATGCACAAGCGGATATGCTCCATCCTTGAGGCTGAGGACATAGAGTATGACAACAAGGTGGTGGCAGAACTCGTCATGCGCAGGTTCCCTGACTTCAGGCGAACCATCAACGACCTTCAGAAGTATGCCTTGGGTGGCAAGGTGGATGTCGGCATCCTTGGAACCACATCCTCGGAGAAGGTGAACGACCTCATCGGCTTCATGAAGAAGAGGGAGTTCGGCAACATCCGAAAGTGGGTGGCAAGCAACATCGACAACGACCATGTCGGTATGTTCCGTTCTATCTACGACTGCATCTACGATGTCCTTGAGCCGCAGTCGATCCCACAGGCTATCCTGACCTTGGCAGACTACCAGTACAAGGCTGCGTTCGCTGCGGATCAGGAGATCAACACGATGGCTTGCATCAGCGAACTGATGGTTTCGTGCGAGTTCAAGAAATGAGGAATACATTCCTGACGAGATAGACGAAATGCTTCGGTCTGAGGGTATATTTCAGCAACACAAAGCGAAGAACGAGGATGCTTCCTCGAGGAGGTGCAGTCATGACCGAGAATCAACGGGCGATCATTGAGGTAGGCTGCGAGATGATGGAGTCTCGTGTGGGGTCGCTGAAGTTGGGTCCAGAGTTCGTCGAGGAGTTTGCAGCGGCGATCCGTGCGGCTCTTGCCGAGCGCGACGAGGCAATCGCCGACCGCGACGAGGCGCGGCGGGAGTACTGCGAGGCGCGGGCAGATCTTCTGTCTAAGCCGACCTCGCCAGAGGTAATCGCTGCTAATCGCGGCTGGGACTGCTTCGCGAAGGAGGGGCGATGAGCGGCGAACGCACGCTGGAGGAGCAGTGCTATGGCGAGTGTTGGGCGGCGAAAGAACGAATCGCGGAACTGAATGCGAGCCTTGCGGAGGCATGGCTGACCAACGCCACGCTCCGCGCCGACCTCGCCCGCGTGACCGCCGAGCGCGACGAGGCGCGGCGGCTTCTGAAGTCTGTTGTCGATGTAGTGCAGGAAAGTATGCTCCCCACACAGCCTGTCCCAAATCATATTTGTGGCTATGCCCTGAGACCTGACATTGGTGTTTGCAAGGTGTGTGAGGACTTTACGGATGCTCTTGCAATGATCTACCCAGATGAGTTCAAGGAGGAGCAGCGATGAGCGGCTGGCACTGCTTCAAGAAGGAGGAAAAGCGATGAAGTTCAGGAAAAAGCCAGTCGTAGTTGAAGCCGTTCAATGGAACGCGACCCAGGTTTCGTTTGATGCGATCATGGCAATGGGTTTGACCAAATGGAAGCCAGGCAGCATGCGCGGCGACACATTCACGATTGAAACCTTAGAAGGCGATCATCTCGTCAGCAAGGGAGACTGGGTCATTCGCGGGGTGGCTGGTGAGTTCTACCCGTGCAAGCCAGACATCTTCGCACAGACATATGACCTAGCCGAGGATAAGCCGTGAACGACCCAAACGACATTGTGACGAGGCTGCGGATGCGTCCAACCATCGTTCGCAAAGACCAGTTCGGCTCTTTGGAAACCGACCGCGCCGCAACCAAGTTGTTCGATGATGTCCATGCGCTCATGCGTGAAGCCGCCGACGAGATCACCCGCCTCCGCGCCGACCTCGCCGCGCTCAAGGCGCAGAGCGACCCGCTCGCGGAGATGTGGCGCGAACTCGCGGAGTACCAGCCGTTCGCCGACCGCGATGGACACGGCGACACATGGCGAGCCATGTGCGAGGAGCGCACGTCGTGCGCGGCGGATACGGCGCGAACTGTGGCGCGGCGTGTGGCTCGGGCTGCGACGGCTGGAATAGGTCGGGAAGCGACGCGGGAGGTCGCTGCGGCATGCGCGGCGGATACGGCGTTTGATGCGTCTTGGGATGCGAAGCGGGCTGCGGCGTGGGCTGCGAACGCCATCGCCTTGATCCGCCAAGCGAAGGAGTATAACCATGACAGCACCTAAAGACACACTGGAAATCCTGCGCGACATAATGCCGAAATTGACTCCGTTTCAACCAGAGGTCACAAGAGCCGCTGTCGAGATAGTCAGACTTCGTTCCGAGATTGCCCGTGTCAAGGGTGAGCGGGATGGACTGAAGAATACCTGCAAGACGCTCATGGAGCAGCGAGATGCGGCATTCAAGAAATGCGATGAGCATCGGGCAGAAGTGCGAAAGTTGCACAGGCTGAACCCGCTGACGGATCCATCGATGGAGGGAGCGTTCTCCCACCTCAATGCCGAGATCGAACGGCTGACTGCCGAGAGGGATGCGATAGCGATTTCCTGCGGGTGGTTCACGATGCGTCATGACGGATCGACGGAAGCCATCATTCCCGATGTGGGACAGGTGAAACAGGTAGTCGATCAACTGTCTGATCCGGATCACCTCCCGTTCAAGATCGCCAAGGACGAACAGAAGGATCAGCCGTGAATGACTCCCCATTCGACTTCATGAACAGCGTAACCCACACCAAGGTGAACCTGATGCGGGACGAGGGAAGATCGGTCTCCGACTATGCTCCCTACCTGACGAACAGGGGTCTGTCTCAGTTCGCAGACACGGTCATTCAGGCTAACATGATGAACACCCGATGGCATCTGGACAAGCAGATGCAGTACGAGTACCATCTCCACTCCATCCGTCCACGGAAGAGGATGGGTAAGTGGGCAAAGAAGCCCGATACCGAACTGGTTCAGACCATAGTCGATCTCTTCGGATGCTCCGTGAAGAAGGCAGAGGAGATCAAGGATGTCCTTGGCAGCAGGACGATATCGCAGATACTGAAGCGCGGGGATGGCATTCGTGGAGGTGTCCAAAACACTAAATAACAGAATGAAAGACATTCTGACTATTTGGTGAGGACACAATGGACAAACGAACGCTGAAACTGGAGGTCGAAGACCTCCTGGAAATCTTCCTGAAGGCTGACGAGGACTTCCTCAAGGTGAAGGAGACACTGACCCGAATAGGAGTCTCGTCGAGGCAGGAGAAGAAACTCTATCAGAGTTGCCACATACTGCACAAGAGAGGCAAGTACTACATCGTCCACTTCAAGGAACTCTTTGCATTGGACGGGCTTCCCACGGACATAGACGACACTGACATCGGACGAAGGAACACGATTGCGAACCTCATGGACGAGTGGGGGCTTCTCACCATCGTCGATCAGAAGAAGGCATCCGATCCCATCGTCTCGCTGGCGCAGATCAAGATAATCCCCCACAGGGATAAGGCTGAATGGGAACTCATACCCAAGTACCACATCGGCAAGAGAAAGAACTGAGACAACCGATACATAGATGAACAACAGGAGATCTTTGCTATGCGCCCGACCGTGACCTTGTGCATGATCGTCAAGAACGAATCGCACATCATCCTTGAATGCCTCAACTCTGTCTACAAGTACATCGACCATTGGGTCATCTGTGACACGGGTTCCACCGACAACACCAAGCAGATAATCACCGACTTCTTCAAGGAGAAGGGGATACCAGGTGAACTCCACGACCATGAGTGGAAGGACTTCGGTCACAACCGAACCCTTGCCTTCAAGGCTGCTGAAGGCAAGGCTGACTATGCGTGGGTGATCGACGCGGACGACTACCTCGAGGGAGAACTCATACTTCCCGATGGAACGGACATGGATAGTTTCGCACTGCGCATCAAGCGCGGTTCCTTCTTCTGGTGGAGGAACCAGGTCTTCAAACTCGATGCCAAGTGGGAGTACAAGGGAGTCCTGCACGAATACGCGATATGCGAGAAAGCCAATCCCAAGATCGGCAAACTCGAAGGCAACTACAACATCTGCGCAAGGACGATGGGTGGAGCCAGGAATGTAGGCATCGATCCCGTGGAGAAGTACAGCAGGGATGCAGTCGTGCTGGAGGAAGCCATGAAGGCTGATCCGACCAACACCCGCAACCAGTTCTACCTCGCGCAGTCCTACTTCGACTCACAGCAATGGGAAAAGTCCGCAGAGGCTTACATGAAGCGCGTGGAGATGGGTGGTTGGGAAGAGGAGGTTTTCTACTCACTGTACCGCATTGCCATGATCGCAGCCATACAGAACAAGCCGTTCGGGGAGATAAAGGAGAAGTTCCTCCTTGCATGGCGGTTCCGTCCCATCCGCGCAGAACCGATCTACCAGATCGCCAGGATGTACATGATGGTGCAGGAGCCAAGGCTTGCCTGGCTCCATGCCAAGATGGCAGCGGAGATGCCATATCCGCACTTCGACATCCTGTTCATCGACAACGACATCTACAGGTGGCAGATGGACGACATACTGGCTTCCACATCGTTCTATCTGCACCGATATGAGGAAGGGCTTGGTGTGGCAAAACGCCTTCTCAACAACCCCTTCTATCCCGACCCGGAGAAGCAGAGGATGGCTCAGAACATACAGGCATACGAGCAGAAGTTGGTTGAGTATGCTCCGATGCTTGCAGCGATGAAGCAGAAGGATGAGGAATACAGGCAGAACCCGTTCGGAACCGACTCCGTGACGATGAGCGTTACGGCACATCCTCCTGTGCCGCCGACTCCTGTCAAGGCAGAGGTTGCCGAGACGGACGATCAGCGCAGGGAACGTCTCAAGAAGTTGCTGAACCGCAGCAAGGACAGGAAGAAGGCTAGCCGATGAGCGTACAGATACTTTCTGTCTTCAAGGTCAGACCAGAGGCAAGCATCCCCACCTTTGCCACGGACGGGTCTTCCTGTTTCGACCTCCATGCTTGCATCATGGGACTTGAGAAGGTCAAGGCATACACCAGGATGAACGAGCCTGTCGAACTCTACTGCAACCACGACCATCTCAAGGTTCCAGCGGAGTTCCGCGTCCTGATACCCACGGGTTTGATCTTCGACATCCCCAAGGGACATTCGATGAGAATCCATCCCCGTTCTGGTCTTTCCTTCAGGAATGGGATTGTAATGCAGAACGCAGAGGGCATAGTGGACTCAGACTATGTGGAGGAGTGCTTCATCCTTCTGAAGAACGATTCCCTTGTCCGGCAGAACATCACGCATGGAATGCGCATCGCTCAGGGAGAACTGGTGAGGAACGAAGAGTATGTCCTGATGGAGTCAGCCGACCGACCATCCGTCAAGACCGACAGGAACGGCGGGTTCGGCAGCACTGGTGTGTAAATCATCAACATGGAGAATACATGACACGCGACGAACTTCTGAAGTGCCACGGAGAACTCTGTGGCAAGGCATTTGAACTGATGAAGGTGAAGAACGCGGACTATGCGGGTAGGTCTGGCAAGGAGCCGTTTGCCAACTTCACCCGATGCGAGTCCATGGGAATCTGCACCACGGAGGCAGGGATGCTGGTCAGGATGACGGACAAGTTGTCCCGCCTCTCGTCCTTCGTTGAGGCAGGGGAGTTCAAGGTCAAGGACGAGAGCCTTGAGGACACCTGCGTTGACATCATCAACTATGCGATCCTCTTCCATTCATACCTCAAGGAAAAGAAGGCTAACAATGCCAAGCGGTGAATTCAGACCAGTTGGAAAGAACCTTTTGCTGCTCAGGGACTTCGGGGGTCAGAAGACCACCGAGGCTGGAATCATTTACGAGGAGAAGGTCACTTGCCGCCTCGTATGGTCAAAGGTGATCGCGGTCGGAGATCAGGTGACCGAAGACATCAAGGTGGGCGACAGGGTTCTCTGGGACATCACCAAGGTCAAGGGAAACCACTACAAGGAATACGATGTCGTCCATCAGGATCATGCCTACATGGTCGAGCGAGTCTGATTCTTTGCTGCGATAAGAATCCCGACACCATACCCATTGCATCTCGTCTCATCCGTGGTATCATTCCCTTGTGCGAATGAGCGTTGCTTCACCACATCCCTGAGGAGACAGGCTAGTGAACAAATACAGGATCATCGAAGGCGATTGCCGCGAGGGACTCAAGCAGATCGCGGACAACTCCGTCCACACATGCATCACCTCACCCCCCTACTTCGGCTTGCGTTCGTACAACGGAGGTCAGAGTGAGATCGGATGCGAGAACGAAGTGCAGCAGTATGTCGATGCAATGGTTGATGTGTTTCGTGAAGTTCGCCGTGCTCTTCGTCCTGATGGCACTCTGTGGCTGAACCTTGGCGACTCCTACATGGCTCAGTACAATGTCCCTCCTCCTCCACAGACAATCGGGGGACAGAGGGACATGCCAACCACCATTCCTGGAAACCGCAAGAAGCAGAAGGGTCTGAAGCACAAGGATCTGATCGGCATCCCTTGGCGTGTAGCCTTTGCGCTACAGGCAGACGGGTGGTGGCTGCGTCAGGAATGCATCTGGTGTCTTAGTGGTGGAACCTGTGTTTATGTTCGCACCAAGAATAGCGGAGAGTGCGTGATGATGATTCGCGATCTCTACCGCCTTGATCCATCTACGGTACAACTTTGGAATGGAACCAGTTGGACGAATCTTCTTGGCATGAGCAAAAGTAAGAGGAGGGGGGATGAACTTGAAATAGTCCTTCGTTCGGGGGAACGCATCTCATGCACACCCACACACAAGTTTCCGACTAGTGACGGCTTGAAGGACGCAAGTGAACTGGTAATCGGTGATACTCTTCTCTCATGTACACTACCACCACCCGAAAATCCGAGAGATTGCTTCATAGACGAGGACGCGGCGTGGTTTGCTGGACTCTATCTCGCAGAAGGCTCCCGTAGCGGAGACACCATTCAGATATCTGGTCACTCAAAGGAAAACCACCGATGGTCGGAGATTCAGAGGATAGCGAAGAAGTTTGGAGGAACTGCTACCATCTCGGTTGACGGAAACAACCAAGCCATCCGCGTCTATGGTAAGGTGCTCAACGCAATATTGGATGAGATGATCGTTGGAACCACCGCATACGACAAGGGTTTCAGTCCCGTGGTGTGGAGATACTCGAACAGATTCTTGGAACGAATGATGGATGGGTATCTTTCTGGCGATGGATGCCAGACGGGCAATCGGTGGAGACTTGGGTTTTGTAGAAACTACAGGCTTGAGCAAAACATCAGAACTGCATGTGCTAGGTTGGGGTATACCCTCACGCTGAATCTCAGCCACGCCAGTTGTGGAGAAAAGTCGTTTCCTTCTTTCCGTGGAGAACTACGCAAGGAGAGAAGCGGTCATTGCAACGAAAAGAGTCGAAATGAGATCGTGAAGATCAACAAAGCCCGCTGTAGGGAAGTCTACGATCTCGGTGTGGAGGACGAACCACATCTCTTTGCATTGGCATCTGGTATATTGACGCACAACTCCAAGCCCAATCCCATGCCCGAGTCGGTCATGGATCGATGCACCCGAGCGCATGAATACATCTTCATGCTCACCAAGAAGTCGCACTACTACTATGACCATGAGGCAATCAAGGAGCAAGCCGTAGGCGCACCTCATGCGCCAGGAAACAAGAACAGGACTCAGCCCGAGGAAAAGGGATCGCGTGATCCTGCCCTTGAGCCTGACAGGGTGTGGGCTTCCGATGGAAGGAAGAACAAGCGTTCCGTGTGGACGGTCAATACCAAGGGTTACAAGGGAGCGCACTTCGCGGTCTATCCCAAGAACCTCATCCTTCCATGCGTCCTTGCGGGAACCAGCGCACATGGCTGCTGCTCCAAGTGCGGTGCGCCTTGGGAGATGGATGTCAATGTCGGCATGAGCGACTACGAGAAGCACGGGAAGCATTGGGGTGGGGATTTCGGCAGGAACGACTCCGTCCCACCCGAACGGATCTCGGGAAGGCAGACGCGGACTGCCAAGGGGACGGTTCCCTCCCTCAAGGCAGCGGAGAGGACACCCAAGGGGTGGAAGCCAACCTGCAAGTGCAAGGATGCCTCCGTGGTTCCATGCACCGTCCTGGATCCGTTCACGGGATCGGGTACGACTGCTGTCGTGGCAATGGAGAACGGACGGGACTTCGTGGGTTGCGAACTGAACCCTGAGTACATCAAGTTGGCTGAGGCAAGGATCGCTGAGGAGGTTCCAAGCGATCTAGACGACCTCATGGAATGAAAGACAAATGCCCAAGTTCTACACCAATGTCGCCATCCGTGGCAACAGGATACTCCATCGCGGCTACGAGAACGGCAAGCCGTTCGCCGAGGAGGATGTGTACAAGCCCACCCTCTTCATCCTCAGCAAGAGGAAGAGCGAGTGGAAGTCCCTCGACGGCAGACCCGTCGAACCTATGGTGTTCGACTCCATCGATTCCTCCCGCGAGTTCATGGAGAAGTACTCGGATGTCTCCTCGTTCCCCATCTTCGGGAACACGGACTATGTCTATCAGTTCATAGGCGACGAGTACAAGGGAGAGGTTGACTACGACTTCAACCAGTTGCGCATCGCCTACATCGACATAGAGACCGAGTCCGAGGCAGGATTCCCCGACATCGACACGGCAAACGAGCGGATCAATGTCATCACCATCATCTGCGGTTCCAAGAAGTACACATTTGCCCTTGGCAAGGTGGACAAGTCCAGGATGCCGCCCGATGTCCTCGTCAACCTCTACGACAACGAGGAGCAGATGCTGAGTGACTTCCTGCTGACATGGCAGAGCCTTGGGATCGACATCGTGACGGGGTGGAATGTCGAGTTCTTCGACATCCCGTACATCGTCCACAGGATCGGAAATCTCCTCGGGGAGCAGTATGCGCGGAAACTCTCCCCTTGGGGGAAGTTGCGCAAGAGAAAGGTCGAGTTCCACGGCAAGGAGAGCGTCACCTACGAGATGGTCGGCATCAACACCATCGACTACTATCAACTCTACCGAAAGTTCACATTCGTCACGCGGGAGTCATACAAACTAGGAGACATCGCGCAGATCGAACTCGGGGAGACCAAGTTGGATCACTCCGAGCACGACAACTTCTCGGAGTTCTATCGGAACGACTTCACCAAGTTCGTGGAGTACAACATACGGGACACCGTCCTTGTGCAGAAACTTGAGGCAAAGAAGCGGCTGCTTGAGCAAGCGGTAGCCCTTGCCTATTCAGCCAAGGTCAACATGCAGGATGTCTTCTCGCAGGTCAGGACATGGGAGCAGATCATCTACCATCACCTCAGCGAGAAGAGGATCGCGATCCCACAGAAGCGGAGGAACCGAAAGGACAAAGCGTTCAAGGGGGCATATGTCAAGCCACCTCAGGTCGGAATGCACAGATGGGTGGTGTCCTTCGACCTTGATGCCCTCTATCCGATGCTCATCTGCCACTACAACCTGAGTCCCGACACCAAGACTTCCGATGGACTCAGGAGATCGATCACGGCATCGTCCGTGATGAAGCAGTCAAACACCTACATGGTGGAAATCGAAAAGGCACGGCACAAGAACCTTTCCCTTGCTGCCAACGGAACGACATACCGCAAGGACAAGCAGGGATTCCTTCCCGAACTCATGGAGAAGATGTACAAGCAGCGCAAGGAGTACAAGAGGCTGATGCTTGAGACCAAGGCTAGCCTTCGTGATGTAGAAAATGAACTAAAAAAACGAGGTTTGATGTGATTTGAGTGCGATTGGTAATAGATATTTTCGGAAAGGGAGAACCCGAAAATGCATTACCTCGTCTACAAGACCACCAACACGAAAACATTTAGGTATTACATAGGCGCACATAGAACGGACAACCTGAACGATTCCTATCTCGGTAGTGGAGTTGAGTTGGATAGGGACATTGAGGCTTATGGTGTTGATGCCTTTAGCCGAGAGATTCTAGAAGAATGCTCTACTGCGCATGAGATGTATGAACGGGAAAGAATCTTGATTGGAGACTTGTGGTCATCCGATCCTCTCTGCTACAATCTGAGACCTGGTGGAAAGGGCGGGTGGGATCATGTTGATAACTCTGGAGACAGGAATCCAATGAGAAACCCAAGCAGTCTCGCTAAATGCGTAGCAGCGGGTAATAAAACTAGAGCCGCTAATCCAGAGAAATATGCTAGAGTTGCCATAGAAAATGCAAAACTGGCGACAGCCGCCATCAGAGGGAAGAAACGACCATCGCACTCGGAAGCCATGAAACAGATATCTCGGGATATATGGTCAATCCATAGAGATAAGATGTTAGACTCACTCAACCAAAGTTACCTGGTAGTAAAGGAGGATGGAACATCTTTTGAGACAAATCGGCTGAATCAGTGGTGCAAGATACAGGGATTACCATTCACTACTCTTTGGAAATCTGCTGTTTCGGGAAAGGTCATAAAGAAAGGCAAACTGAAAGGTTGGTCATGTCGAATTACGAGCAAATGAGCAATGAGGACTTGCTACTGCTCCGTAAGCGGTTGATTGATGATGCATCTTTGTATCACAATCGACAACTGGTTCGTAAGATCCAGTTGAACTCCGCTTACGGCGCAGTAGGTTAGGAAACGAATACTTCCGCTACTACGACGAGGAGATTGCCGAAGCCATCACTCTGTCGGGGCAACTTGCCGTGCAATGGGTCGAGCGCGACATCAACAGGTTCATCAACAAGGCAATCGGGACGGACGGAGAGGACTATGTCATCGCAATCGACACCGACTCCGTCTACCTAGACATGGAGAAGGTCGTGGGGAAGACCCTTCCCGGCTGCAAGGACGAGCGCAAGATAGCCTTGTTCCTAGACAAGTTGTCCAAGGAAGCCATACAGAATGTCATACGGAAGTCCTACGAGCGTCTGTCGGAGACGATGAACTCCTACGCCAACCACATGAGGATGAAGCGGGAGTGCATCGCATCCAAGGGGATATGGACGGGGAAGAAGCGGTACATGCTCAATGTCAGGATAGGCGAGGAGGATGTCTACCTGCCGAAGCCAGACCTGAAGATCACGGGCATAGAGACGGTCAGGTCATCCACTCCAGAGGTCGTCAGGAATGCCCTGAAAACAGCCATAACCATCGTGATGGACAAGGACGAGGAGGACATCCATCGGTTCGTGAAGACCTTCCGCGAGGAGTTTGCGGGGCTTCCTGCCAACAAGGTGGCTTTCCCCCGAAGTTGCAACGGCATGAAGGACTACTTGGATGCTTCCAGCATCTATTCCAAGGGGACTCCAATCGCGACCAAGGCATCGCTCGTCTACAACTGGCATCTGCGCAAGATGCGCCTGAACACCATGTATCAGGAGATCCGCGAGGGAGACAAGATCAAGTTCGTCTACCTCAAGGAACCCAATCCGCTTGGAGAGAAGGTGGTCGCATTCGTCGGAAGGATGCCCGTGGAGTTCGGACTCGACGGCTACATAGACCGCGACATGCAGTTCGTGAAGGCATTCGTGGAGCCTCTCAGGACGATCCTTGCCGTGATCGGATGGAACGAGGAGAAGAAGAGCAGCCTCGACGGATTGTTTGCATGATCGCACAGAATGAAAACAGTTGGGTTGACGGTCAGCCTAACTATGGTAGAGTGTGCAACAACAAAGGAGATACAGCATGAATGTGAAACTGGTCAGACTGATGACGGGCGAGATGATCCTCGCGGACACGACTGAGAAGGGCGATTCGATCACCCTGAAGAAGCCAGCATGGATCGCACAGGTCAAGCCAGGCGAGTTTGCCCTCGTCCCGTGGCTTCCCCTTGCCAAGGATGATTCGGTGACCATCGACCGCAGCAAGTTCATCTACTGCGTCGATCCTGAGACGGGCATCCTGAACGAATACAGCACGGCATTCGGATCGGGTCTCGTCGTTCCTAACGGAGTCAAGCCTGTCAGCCTCAAGTTGAGCGGAGAGTGAACAACATGAACTTCCTGAAGCAGATCGTGAAGGAGTCTGGCAACAAGTTTGCCAGCGTTGTTGAGGATGGAATCGACGGAGCCGATGTCGCGGGATTCGTGGACACTGGTTCCTATGCTTTCAATGCGCTACTTTCAGGATCCCTTTATGGAGGAGTGGCAGACAACAAGATCATTGCCCTTGCGGGCGAGTCTGCCACGGGAAAGACCTACTTCACCCTAGGGATCGTCGCGCAGTTCCTCAAGGACAATCCCGAGGGAATGGTACTCTACTTCGACTCTGAGCAAGCGGTGACATCCGACATGTTCAAGGGAAGGGGAGTGGACTCGCAGAGGGTGGCTGTGTTCCCCGTTGCCACCATTGAGGAGTTCAAGACGCAGTGCGTGAACATCGTTGACAAGGTTCTTGAGATGGACGAGAGCGACAGGAAGCCGATGATGATCGTCCTCGACTCGCTAGGGATGTTGTCCACCGAGAAGGAAGTCAACGACTCAGCCGAAGGCAAGAATGTCCGCGACATGACTAGGGCGCAGGGGGTCAAGGCTACATTCCGCGTCCTGACAATGAAGTTGGGCAAGGCAAGGATCCCCCTTGTGATGACCAACCACACCTACGATGTCGTGGGTGCGTATGTCCCCACCAAGGAGATGGGTGGCGGAAGCGGTCTGAAGTATGCCGCATCCACCATCGTCTACCTCTCCAAGAAGAAGGAGAAGAACGCGGACGGGGATGTGATCGGCAGCATCATCCATTGCAAGTTGTACAAGTCTAGGCTCACCAAGGAGAACCAGCAGGTCGATGTGCAGTTGAACTACGAGACTGGTCTGAACCGCTACTACGGGCTGACCGACATCGCGATCAACCACGGCATCTTCAAGAAGGTCTCAACAAGGATCGAACTTCCCGATGGCAAGACTGCCTTTGAGAAGAACATCAACGAGAACCCAGAGAAGTACTTCACCGAGGATGTGATGATGCGGCTTGAGGAAGCAGTTGCCAAGGAGTTCAAGTATGGAACGGCATAAGTTGTGCATCATCGTTCCTTTCAGGGACAGGGATGCGCACCTGAAGGAGTTCGTTCCTGCCATCAGGCAGTACCTTGCCGACAGCGGCATCGACCATGAGATCCTTGTGGTGGAGCAGACGCACGGAAAGCCGTTCAACCGCGCCAAGTTGCTCAACATCGGGTTCCTGGAGGCATCCAAGGATTGCGACTACTTCGTCATGCACGATGTGGACATGATTCCCTTCAGGAACCTGGTCAACAACGGTCCCGACTACTCCTACAGGGATGAACCGACCCACCTTGCAAGCGCGGCAAGTCAGTTCAACTTCACCCTGCCTTATGGGGGATACTTCGGTGGAGTCACCTTGTTCCCGCGCAAGGCATTCGATCAGGTGAACGGCTACAGCAACGAGTACTGGGGATGGGGAGCCGAGGACGACGACATGCTCTACCGCTGCCACTATGCGGGACTGAAGGCAGCGAGGATTGAGAACGGGTTCTTTCAGTCCCTCAACCACGACAGGAAGATAGACGAGCAGGACTACAGGAAGAACATAGACCGCGTCAAGGAGATGTGGGATCGGAAACTCGACTGGAAGAGCGAGGGTCTGAACTCCTGCAAGTACGAGGTGAAGGAACGAGCCGACATGGAAGGCTACAGGAAGGTCGTGGTGGAGATTTGAGCCTGAAGGTTCTGTATGTCAACCCATGGGGTGGCTTCGATGCCGACTTCGCTAGGAACAGGTTCTTCCTGACCCATGCGCTCAAGGACATCGACCCCGACTGCGAGATATCCGTCCTTCCGCACGGATCGGTTCAGGACATAACGAGGTACGACCTTGCCATATCCATCTACCATCCGTCTGTTTCGATGAAGTCCGTCAATGCCGCCAGGAAGATCGCCTTCACGGGAGAGAGTTACGATGTGGTCGCAAACACTCCCGACTGCGATGCCTACATCGGGTTCGACCTCGAGGAAGACCATGACGGCAGGAACTACAGGTACTTCCGCTTCCCTCTCTATGCGGGATACCACATGGACTACTGCGTGAGGCATGGCATCTCATCCTTTCAGGGTCTGCGGGAGAAGTACTCGAGGGACAAGATCGCGAAGGTGTCCGCAGTCGTGTCCAACCCATCCAATGCCATCCGCAACCAGGTTCTGAACTGGTTGATTCAGAACTCCCATTGCGATTCTGGCGGGCGTGTGCTCAACACGGTCGGCAGCGTGGATGACAAGTTGGACTTCACGGCAAACTATGCCGTGGGCATGGCATTCGAGAACCTACCAAAGAGGGCTTACATCACGGAGAAGATCTACGAGGTGTATGCGGCTGACTCCGTCCCATTCTACTTCGGCGCACCCGACATAGCCGAGGAGTTCAATCCCGACACATTCCTCTCGCTCGACATCTCGGGAGATCCTATGCCTTCCGTGGAGAGAGTCCTATCCGTCATGCGGGATCCCACGGAGCAGAAGAGGATGAAGTCCATCGACCCATGCGAGGGGTACAGGTCTGAGCGATACATACGGGGCGGCAGGAAGATTCTGTCTGACATCATTCGCAATGTTCTGGAGACCAAGTGAAGAACCTCATATTGTCCACATCGTCGGGATACAACTGGGAGCAGATCAAGAAGTGGAATCTGTCCGCTGCCGCAACGGGGAACGAGGTATGCAACATACTGGTGAACCCCAGCGACGAACTGTGCAAAGACATCGACCAGAATGTTCCTGAGCATGGGTGGAGGGTATTGAGGTTCGATCCCCGTTCCCTGAACAAGCCTCCCCACAACCTACGGTTCCTGTTTCAGTACAAGTACCTGATGGAAATCAAGGGCAAGCATCCATATGTCGTGGTCACCGACAGCAGGGATGTCTACTTCCACTCCGATCCCTTCCCCCGCATCAAGGAGATACTGGATGCAATGGGCAAGGACATCGTCTGTGGCAGCGAATGCATCGCATACAAGGACGAGCACTGGGGAAACGGGAACCTCATGGAGGGGTTCGGCTATGTCTACGACGATTTCTGCGGGAACGAGATCTGCAATGTCGGAGTCCTGTGCGGCAAGACGGAGGCTGTCGCGGAACTCTGCCTGATGATCTTCACCATGTGCCACCACAATCCCGCAAGCGTCTCCGACCAGTCATCCTTCAACATCCTCATGGGAACCGATTTCGGCAGGAAGCGCATAGCGGTTACCCGCCCTTCTGATGGCGTGATGGTGCATCTCGGCACGGTAGGCGTGGACAAGTTCAGGGACAAGTTGACGGAGAAGCCTTCATGGAAGGACGGGGAGATCCCTTCGGTCGGAGGCAAGGTCATTCCGATCATCCATCAGTACGACAGGGTGGACACAAGCAAGTGGGGGATTTGATGAGTGCTACCATAGTGACTGCGTTCTATGACATCGGTCGATCCGAGTGGGAGTCACCCATGTTCCGTAGATCGGTGAATGAATACATGGAAGCCTTCTCCAATCTTCTTCGCTTCGACTATCCGATGATAGTGTTCATCGATGCCCGTCATCACGACCGTGTCATGTCGATGGTGGAATCTTCGGAGTTCAAGCACAACAAGACTATCATACCAATCGACGAGGATTGGATGAACCAAAACATATGGGTCTGGAGCAGACTTGGTCGAGAGCGTGAGATCATGCAATCCCAAGAATACCGATCTCTCATACCAAGAAGGATGGAGTTGCGCTATCCCGAGAATGTGAATCCCATGTACACCATACTTACCCACTCAAAGGTGGATTTTCTCTGCCATGCCATAGAGAATGATGTGTCGGATTCGCGATTCTTCATGTGGGTTGACTTTGGTTATCTCAGCAAAAAGGCGATGGCGGGGTTCGTTCCCCATCGACACATCGATTGTTCCAAGATGATTGACGGCAAAGTCATCCTATGCTGCCTGAACGGTGGATTGAGCAGTCGGGATTTCGATGTTCTCTACACACTACAGGCAGCGCCGGAGAAAATGGCTGGTGGTGTGCTCGTCGGAGACAGGGACAGCCTGATCAAGTTCAGAGACATCAGCCACCGTTGTCTTCTCAGATACCAAGAACTGAATCTAGCAGATGACGAACAAGCAGTATGGCTGCAATGCCTGTTGCAGGATCCGTCTCTGTTCTCCGTGCATGTGTTTGATGGGTGGCATTGCAGTCTCAAGTACTTTACCAAGGAGTGAATGTGAAAACAGCCATATTGCTGGTGGGAAACCTTCGCACATGGGACATGTGCAGAGACAACTTCATCTCCGTCTTTGGTGAACATCGACCAGATGTCTTCGTCACCACCTACGACATGCAGTATGCGTACCATCCGTACATCAAGCAGTCTCTGAACTTCTATGAGGATCAAATGCTGACCAACGACTCTATCATGTCGAAGTTCGCAGGACTGAACCTAGTCGGGGTTAGGATCGACGAGATATCGACTTATGTGGAAAGGAATGTCAAGCCGTTCATCTCCAATAGGTTTCCAAAGGATGCATTCCTAAGCCTTTCACAGTACTTCAAACTGCACGACGGTCTGAAGATGGTGCAGGATCACGAACAGGCGATTGGAGAGAAGTACGATGTCATAGTCAAGACACGCTTCGATGTCTTGCATGACAGGTATTCCGTCCCTCCCGTCGATAAAATACACATCGACGGTTCTGGGGCTGGTGTGTTCCCATGTGACTGGATCTTCGCTTGCAGCAGGGAAAATGCACTGAAGATGGACTCCTTCATCGTCGAAGAGATGAAGGACATGAAGAACGAAACGAGCCTCGTGGATCTTCCGCACAAGTTGTTCCTGAATGGAATCGTGTCAACCAAGGCAGAACTTGTACCGATGCCTCTCATCAAGGGGATCGTGAGGGCTAGATGACCATAGAAGCGGTTCTCTTTGATCTGGACGGAGTGCTTGTCGATGCCTGTGATTGGCACTACGATGCCCTGAACGGGGCATTGGTCGAGGCAGGATACACGGCAATCGACCGCGAGTCTCATCTCTCCACATACAACGGACTTCCCACTCGGGTAAAGTTGCAGATGCTTGGCATTCCCGACGATGCAGCGTCCAGGATCAACGAGCAAAAGCAGAAGCACACCCTTGACATCATACGGAAGTCGGCTAAGATCATGCCTGAGAAGATCGAACTCCACAGGTATCTCAGGGAGCGGGGAATCAAGATAGCCTGTGTGACCAACTCCATAGAGGAGACGGCTAGGGAAATGCTCACGGCAACGGGACAGATGGAACACATCGACCTGCTTGTGACCAACGAGATGGTGAAGAGGAACAAGCCTCATCCCGATTGCTACAACCTGGCGATTGCCGAACTTGGAGTGAATCCGATCTCGTGTCTCTGCGTGGAAGACTCCCCGAAGGGAATCATGGCAGCGGTCAACAGCATGGCAGGGCATCTTTGGGCTGTGACCGATCACACGAAGGTGACCCTTGATGTATACTTGAGGTTCATGGAGAACGAACTATGAAGATTCTGATACCGATGGCAGGAGAGGGAAGCAGGTTCGCCAGCGCGGGATACACATTCCCCAAGCCCTTGATCGATGTCGAGGGCAAGCCGATGATCGAACGGGTGGTCGAGAACTTCTCCGACTATGCATCCGAGTTCATCTTCCTTGTCCGCAAGGAGCACCTGGAGAAGTATCCAGGCATGAGATCGACCCTCCACAGGATAACCAAGGGACGATTCCGAATCGTGGAGGTCGATAGGCTCACGGAAGGTGCTGCTTGCACCGCGCTGCTTGCCGAGGAGTACATTGACCGAGACGAAGACCTGCTCATAGCCAACTCCGATCAGATACTGGAATGCTCCATGGAGAACTTCGGCTACCTCAAGACACACTCTCCTGTGGATGGAATCGTCTTCTGCTTCAATGCCACCCACCCCAAGTGGTCTTTCGTGGAGATTGGTGATTTTCCCGCAAGGTATGGGAGTGTGATTCGCGTGGCAGAGAAGGAACCCATCTCAGACATTGCCACCTGCGGTGTCTACTGGTATCGCAAGGGGTCGGACTTCGTGAAGGCAGCGAAGCAGATGGTCGGCAAGAACATCCGCGTCAACAACGAGTTCTACATCGCACCTGTCTACAACGAGTTGATCGGTGTCGGTGGAACGGTGATTCCCTTCTTCGTTGACGAGATGCATGGGATCGGCACACCTGAAGACCTGAATGCATACCTGAACAGGAACAGATGAAGATCATATCCCACAGAGGCAACCTGACTGGCGCAAAGCCAGAGTGCGAGAACAATCCGACATACATCGATGCCGCCATCGCGGCAGGTTTCGATGTAGAGGTCGATGTGTGGTATGTCGATGGGCAGTTCTTCCTAGGACACGATGCACCGACCTACCTGGTGGAATCCACATGGATAGGCGACAGGACGAAGCGTCTTTGGTTCCACGCAAAGAACCACGATGCGCTCGTCGCCCTGAACTTCAGGTTTCACTCCACCAGGGTCTTCTGGCACGAAACCGACAGGATGACCTTTGTCAGCGACGGAACGCTGTGGATGTATCCTGGCAACTACAGCCCGTATGGAATAACGGTGGAACTTGGCTCGGCTAGGGATATTCCTCCCGTTGCTGGAGTATGCACCGATCACCCCGTGTCTTGGTCAATGAGTTTGAGAAAAGGATAACACCATGTCAACGCTTTTGCCGCATGTATTGAAGAAGTACAAGAGAAACGATGTGTTCGTGGAGACTGGCTCCTACAAAGGAAGCGGAATACAGGTAGCACTCGATGCTGGATACAAGAAGGTCATCAGCATAGAGATTCATTCTGGATACCACGAAATCTGCAAGCAGCGGTTTTCTTCCGAGATAGAGGCGGGAATCGTGGAACTGCATCTTGGGGACTGCCTGAACAAGTTGGAGGAGATAGTCCCGTTATTGCCGACACCAGCAACATTCTGGCTGGACGCCCATATAGATTGGGAGTGTGGTGTTTCTGGAAAGACTCCATCGCCTCTGATCTATGAACTAGGCATACTGCGCAATCTTTCGTCTGTACGAAACCACACCATCTTGATAGATGACATGCGGGTGTTCAGAACCAAGATCGGATGGGGAGTATACAATCCCGTTGGACAGAAGGAGATAGAGGATGCGATCAGAGAGATAAACTCCTCGTACATCATCTCATACGAACCAAATGCGGTTCAGGAAGATGATGTGCTTGCTGCGTATATCCCTTGACTTCCCTTGACCGTGCGGTATACTCAACATCATGCTCGAACACACCATCCTCCGCGAACTGACCCGCGACGAAGGGTACTACAGGAAAGTCCTTCCGTTCCTCAAGGAGGAGTACTTCGGGGACAAGGACACCAAGATCGTCTTCGGCATGATCTCGGAGTACCTTCAGAAGTACGACTCCAAGCCCACCAAGGGGGCGATGGAGATCGTCCTAGACTCCAGGAAGAACATCGATCCTGAGACGATCAGGCAATGCAAGGAGACACTTGCATTGGTCTTCTCCGACGAGAAGCCTCCAGCGATGGACTGGCTCGTCGAGCAGACGGAGAAGTTCTGCAAGGACAAGGCACTCTACAACGCCATCCTTGAGTCGATCCACATCATCGACGGGAAGTCCAAGGACAAGGATGTCGGCTCCCTTCCCAAGATGCTGTCGGACGCACTCGCGGTCTCCTTCGACACGAACATCGGTCACGACTACATCGAGGACTGCGGGAAGCGGTACGAGTTCTACCACAGGACGGAGAACCGCATACCGTTCGACATAGAGCAGTTCAACACCATCACGGGGGGAGGGGTTCCACGGAAGAGCCTCAACATCCTGATGGCAGGTCCAGGCGTGGGCAAGTCGATGTTCCTGTGCCACTTCGCGGCATCCTGCATGACGCAGAACCTCAATGTCCTCTACATCACATGCGAGATGTCGGAGGAGAGGATCGCGGAGAGGATCGATGCCAACCTCATGGACATCCCGATGGAGGATCTGAGGAAACTTCCAGCGGACATCTATGCCAAGAAGATGGGCAAGATCCGCAAGCAGTACACGGGAAGGCTGATCGTCAAGGAGTATCCGACATCGACTGCCAATGCCAACCACTTCAGGGCATTGCTGAACGACCTCAAGACCAAGAAGGGGTTCGTTCCCGATGTGATATTCGTGGACTACCTCAACATCTGCGCCTCAGCCAGGATCAAGATGAGCGCATCCGTGAACTCCTACACCTATGTCAAGGCAATAGCGGAGGAGATCCGCGCACTTGCGATGGAGTTCGATGTCCCGATCTTCTCTGCCACTCAGGTCAACCGCATCGGCTTCAACAGCACCGATGTCGGTCTTGAGAACACATCGGAGTCCTTCGGTCTTCCCGCGACTGCCGACCTGATGCTTGCCCTGATTGCCACGGAGCAACTTGAGGAGCAGGGGCAGATCATGGTCAAGCAGTTGAAGAACCGCTACAACGACATCTCCCGCAACAGGAAGTTCACGGTCGGCATCGACAGGTCGCGCATGAAGATACTTGATGTCGGCAGCGCGGTAGTGGGGGACGAGGGGTTCGGAAAGAAGGGTGAAGATCCCGTGAAGCCCAAGTTCTCCAAGAAGCAGGACATGGATGGAGAGGATAGATACTCGGACTGGAGTTTCGACTGATGTCGCTCTTCATCGACAAGAAGTACATCAACCTCGTTTCCCCGAGCCTCAATCGGTTCGTGTGGAAGAGCGCAAACCTTGCGAACATGCGGTGTCCCCTCTGCGGGGATTCCAAGAAGAACAAGCACAAGGCTAGGGGATATTTCTATCAGCGGGACAACGACATGTTCTTCCGCTGCCATAACTGTGGCGCAAGCCACACGATGTACAAGTTCCTGGAACTGGTGTCTCCTGCCATGTGCAAGGAGTACTCCCTTGAGCGGTGGAGGAACGGAGAGACGGGACACTCCAACTACACCAAGCCCAAGGAGGAGGAAAGAGTGCTGGGAAGCCTGTTCAAGCCGAAGTTCAAGGTGAGCGATGATTCTCCGCTGAACGAACTCACGAAGGTCTCGGATCTTCCTGAGAACCATGTCTGCCGTTCGTTCGTGGAGACGAGGATGATTCCCAGCAAGTTCTGGAACATCCTCTACTATGCGCCCAAGTTCGGGAAGTGGGCGAAGTGCATCGATCCCACGGTGGTCGTGGAGCAGGATCCACGGCTCGTCATCCCCATCTTCGATCCCCACGGGAACATGGTGGCTGCGCAGGGAAGGACTCTGTCAATTGCCGAGGACAGGAACGCAAGGAAGACTGCCCGCTACATCACCCTCAAGGGGGACAAGACCATTGAGAAACTGTGGTACGGGATGGAGAGGCTCGACAAGGACGGGATCGTCCATGTCTTCGAGGGTCCGCTCGACTCCCTGTTCATCCCCAACTCCGTGGCAATGATCGGCATCAACGACGGAACGAACATCCCCAAGCCGTTGCAGGGACGGAAACTGGTGTTTGCCCTTGACAACGAGCCTAGGAACCCTGCGGTGGTCAGGCAGTTGAAGAAGCACATAGACCTTGGTCATGATGTCGTGGTCTGGGACGAGTCCATCGTCCTCAAGGACATCAACGACATGGTCATGGCAGGAAGGGATCCTGCCGACATCAGGAAGACGATGGTCTCATCGACATGCCGTGGTGCTGAAGCCCTCCTGCGATTCCAGAGATGGAAGAAGGTGGACTGATGGGCAAGCGGAGACGAGACGATGACAGACGGGTTTTGGAAGCCTTCCTAGCCTTCCATGATGCCTTCCAATCCTATGTGAAGGAGATGGACGAGCAACTCTGGAAGAGGGCTTTGGACTATGCGGTGACATTTACAGAAGGAGTAGAGTATGTTGATGGCGACAAGCGGCAAGCGAGTGGAAGCACAGGCAGCACCGAAGACCATACAGGTTCTTGACAAGGGGTTCGTGACCTACAAAGCCCACATGGGAGACGACCTGATGGTGGTCAATGCAGCCCGTGTTTCCTTCAACAAGGAGGTCAAGGAGTTCACCGACAAGGACGCGAAACTCATAGACTACCTTGCCAGGCACAACCATTGGACACCATTTGCCCATCCGCAGGTGAGCATCCACATCAAGGCTCCGATTGCCATCCGAACCCAACTCTTCAAGCACAAGGTCGGTCTGGTGGAGAACGAGGTGTCCCGCCGCTATGTCAAGGATGCCCCCGAGGTCTACAACCCAAGGTGGAGGTCTGCACCGACCGATGGAGCCAAGCAGGGTAGTTCCGGATTCATGGCTGGGTCAACCTATGCGACACAGGCATACGACGAGTCGGTGGACGATGCCCTAGAGGCATACAAGGAACTACTGAGCGATGGAGTAGCCCCCGAGCAAGCGAGGTTTGTCCTGCCGCAGGGAACATACACCGAATGGTGGTGGACGGGATCCCTGTCCGCGTTCGCCAGGGTCTGTAAGTTGCGGAAGGATCCCCATGCCCAATGGGAGTCTCAGGAGTATGCAAAGGCTATCGAGGCGATCATACAGCCTTTGTTCCCTGTGTCCTGGAAAGCCCTCATGGCTGATTCCAACTGAACATAGATAGAGGGATGTCTGGTCACAACTTTTCTCGTTTCATTGGAGACGGATCCCTTTCTCGTTCGCGAAAAGGTGACACCTATTCACTTGTAACCACCATCAAGGACATCCCCAGGGGAACCAAGTTCCTCAGGGTGGACGAATCCGAAGCCGTCTACCCCCTCCTGTATCGCAGGGGAGAGGGAAACCACCGCATCTGCCTCTTCAACGAAGAACACGGACATGTCGTCATCACGGGTGACCCCCTGAAGATCGACACGATGTTCTCGTTGGTGGAGAAGGCTCCAGAACCCAAGCCCAAGCCATCCGAACCCAAGCAGCCCCTGACGGAGGCTGCTGCCCCGAACCCCAACCAGCCCTTCACCGTCATCTCCGTCAAGGGAGAGAGAGGCGACAAGGGAGACAAGGGAGACCGTGGTCCAATCGGGTATCAGGGTGAGCGTGGTCCCGTTGGTCCAAAGGGAGACAAGGGAGATCAGGGAGAGAAGGGCGACTTCGGCGGTCCTCCAGGTCCAAGAGGAGAGAAGGGAGACCCTGGAGAGCGCGGTCCCTACGGTCCAAAGGGAGACAAGGGAGACCGTGGCGAGAAGGGTGATCTCGGAGAGGTAGGATCGAGAGGTCCAAAGGGAGAGAAGGGCGACAAGGGAGACAAGGGAGACCAGGGCGAACGCGGCATCAAGGGTCTTCGTGGAGAACGGGGTCCGCAGGGAATACAGGGACCAAAGGGCGACCAAGGCGAACGCGGCTACATGGGACCGATTGGTGCTCAGGGCATCCAAGGTGAGCAGGGTGAGCCTGGACAGAGGGGAGCGAAGGGCGACAAGGGTGACAAGGGAGATTCCGCCATCGTCTCCGCTCAGTATCCGCTCATCCTGAGCGAAGACAATGTCATCAGCCTGGACAGCAAGAACCTTCTTGAGCGTCTTCAGAAGGTCTTCACGCCGCTCTCCAACCCAAACCTAGACCTATCCAAGTTCGACTGGCTTGCCGCATCGGGTGGTGGCGTGGGAGTCAAGTGGAACGGCAACTATGTCCGCTCCACGATCAACGACATAGACTTCCGTGGCAACGGCATTTCCGTCAAACAGGCGGGTGGTGGTGTCATCGTAGACCTTTCGGGTCTCGTTGCCGCTGGGGGCGCGGGAGGTGGTGGTGTGACTGCCGATGTCGGCGTGTTGTACCTCAAGGGAAACACCGCTGCCACTCCCATCGGAGTCATCAACGGAAGGTCGGTGGTGGAGGGAACCTATCAGACGGGAATGCTCCATGGCTTCACCAAGGACGCGGGAACCAACTCGCTGAAGTACATCGGTGAGGGTGGACGATTCCATGTCGTGGTCTCCTTCAACTTCTACGAGGGAAATCAGAATACATGTGGATTCTACATCGGCTGCAACCGCGACATCTCCAGCGGTCTCAGCGCGAATGGAGACAGGATCTCCGAGTCGGAGGTCTATGCCAACTCCTCCAATCCATCCGCGCAGCCCATAGCGGCAACCATACAGACCGTCATTGACCTGAACAAGGACGACCGTCTGTTCATGATCGCGCAGAACAAGGATGCGACCACAAGCATCACCGTCGAGTTCATGAAGATGGTTGCTGCTCCCATCACCAGGATCACGGGTGGATATGTCGATTCCATCAACGGACTGAGCGGAGCGATTGGAATCACCGCAGGGCAGTTCATAGAGATAACGCAGAGCGGAAACACCCTGACGATATCGGGCTTGTCCGTGATACATGGAGGGGTCTTCTAGTCAACTAGATACATTGCACCATGACTGACTATCAGATCATCAAGACGAAATACGGCATCACCGCAGGTGTTGTCCCACCAGGACTGACCACGGGAGAACTGGCTGTCAACATTGCCGATGCCATCCTCTTCGTCGGAGGAACGGCAGGAAATGCCATTCCAATCGTCAGCGGTGGAACCGGCGGCGGTGGTGGAAGCGGTGTGGGTGGATTCACCTATTCATCGACTCCACCCGTTTCCCCGACCGTGGGATACAGATGGATCGACGCAGACACGGGCAAGGAATATGTCTGGGTATCCGATGGAACCAGTGACCAATGGATTCAGCCGATGGTGGATTCTGTTGTTGGAGCCACTGGAGCCACGGGTCCACTTCCCACCAACTTCGTTCAATCGTTCAATGGAGCGACTGGTGTAGTTTCGTTCGTGAACTTCGTGTCTAGTGTGAATGGGGAAACCGGTTCTGTCACGAACGTGGCAAGAACCAACCAAGGAAACACCTTCAGCGTCAGACAGGTCATGAATGCTGGCATCACCGCATCCGACCTGTTCGTCTCTGGTGGTGCTACATTCAACGGTGTGGTGGGATTCGCAGATGGATCTACGCAAAACACGGCATATCTTCCGTCAAACTACGGTCCAAAGATAACCGACTGGGTTGGTGGGATTACGCAGAACATCATCATCAATCCACATGGAACAGTAGCCACAGGAACATCGAATACGGTGAATTTGGGAACCACCGGCGGATATCGTATGTTCCTGCATCCATTCTTCTTCGGTAGCGGGGCAACCATTTCGCGAATAGTAACCATGCAGGGTGGAGCCGCCTCTACTTCTGGTCATACTGGTGCTCTCAAGTTTGTCGTCTACGGAACCAACCTAAACTCAGGTCTTCCTTTCAGAAAGATCTACGAGAGTTCTTCGCTCAACCTCACATCTACCGATTTTCAAAGATTTGAAGCAGTGCCCAGCGTTAGGATCAATCCCGGAACATACTGGATCGGGTTCATAATGGACATGACCCCAAAGGTCGGTCTGACGTATTCCTGGTCCGTCATAACAAACAGTGCCGCTGTCTGGGAAGACTATCAAAACAGATTCTTCAGCAACAACAACCTGAGTCACCTAAGATACACGTTCTCGTCCATGACGCTGGGCAATACTCTGGAGCACGGATTCACCGCAGCACTTGCCCATAGTGCCACCGTGTCGGCATCGCCAGCGGTTGGATTTGGAACTTCTGAGATGCATTCATCTTCCAGGTCACCTTGGGTGGGAGTGGCGATACAGCAATGACGATCAGCAAAGTCCTCATTTGCGACGAAAATGGAAATGTCTTTTCCGAAGACAACAGGGTGTTTTCTCATCTCAAGGAGTTCACACTGGCTTCAATCAAGCAAGCCGCCAAGGAGGAGATTCTCTCCCGCTATCCTGAGTTCAAGCAGAGGAACCTGTCCATGGGAATCCTCACCGCCGAAGAGGAGAGGGAGATCCGAAACGGGATAGAGAGCATACGGCTGTATGCCCACTCGCTTGAGGATAGAGTCCTAGCAGTCCAATGGAACGGTCAGGAATCCACCCGTGTAGCAGCCTGTGATGAGATATCGTCCATATCGTGGAACTATGCCGTGGAAGCACCTCCTGCTCCCGTCAGATACACCTCCTACGAGTTCCTGTTGCGGTTCACCCCGCAGGAGAGGGCTGCTTTCCGTGCTGCCGCGATGACCGATCCACTGGTCGCTGACTTTCAGCAACTGGCTACAGCCGCACAGCAGGTCATCTCCAACGACCCCAACACTGTTGCAGGAATGAACTACCTCGTCTCGGTCGGACTCCTCGCGCAGCAGAGGGCAAACGAGATACTGGGCGTATCAGAGAAATAAGCCATGCCACTAGACTTCCCAAACTCACCATTCGTAGGTCAGGTATTCACAAGCGGATCCAGTTCTTGGATCTGGGATGGAACCGCGTGGAATGTCACATCGAATGCTCTTGCGGTTGCCACAGGTGCAACGGGAGCCACAGGTGCAACGGGAGCCACGGGTGCAACTGGTCCCGCTGGTGCTACGGGAGCAACAGGACCGACAGGTGCTACTGGTACAACAGGAGCCACAGGTGCAACAGGACCGACAGGGGCAACAGGACCGACAGGGGCAACAGGACCGACAGGGGCAACTGGTGCAACAGGAGCCACAGGTCCGCTTCCCACGAACTTCGTCTTGTCCTTCAATGGCATCACGGGTGCTATTGGGCTAACTGCTGGAACCAACATCAGCATCACCCAAAGCGGTCAGACATTCACCATAGGGGTGACTGGCATAGTTGGTGGCGGTGGCGGTGGCGCAACTGG